CCGCCGATGTCTGGATTATAATCCGAAGGCTGTGTCAGGTTTTGCCCGAATACAATCACCGGACCGGAGAAAGAAGACTGAGCCATACTACTTCCTCCTTATGACGTTGGGAAGTTACCGTAAATCGAACGCCAGTTGTAGTAGCCGAACGAATAACGCTCGTAACCCTTAACCAGAAGGTTATCAGTGACGAAGTCGACTTGCATGTCGGTTTCGAACTTGACGCGTTCCATGTAGGACAAGCCGTCGATGTTGGTCAGTAGGAACCAAGCATACGATGACGTCAAGAAGTCGTTGACCATGTAGCCTTCTGGCAAGCCGCCAGCGGTCATCATGATCGCATTGACGTCGTTGTCTGAAGTACCTGGACGCAGTTCTGTTTTCGTCAAGCGAATTGCAACTGGCTCAAGCTGAGCTGGGACGACTAAACGACGGCCACGAGCAAAGATCTTCAGGCCAGCCTGATCTTTGAAGTTAGCGCGAACTGCAATCATTGAGTTCAGCAACGTAGCTTCGTTAAGATCAACCTGCACTGTAGGGGTGTTTGCAATAACGCCGCCATCAATAGGATGTGAAGTGGAGCAAAGAGCCACACCGTCACCGCCGATTGACGCATTGTACGTCGTAGCAGTGTTAAGAACGTTCGCACCGTAGATTTCCTTGGTCTGATGGAATGACTCCACAAGGCCGAGGTTCGATGGCATGAACTGTGTCTTATACAGGTTGTCGTCGATTGCCTTACGTGTAATCGCGTAACCCAATGCGATTTCCGTATGCTCTTGGTTGTAAACGTAACGTTCACCAGCGCTGTTGTCAAAAGCGGTCTGACCACCTTCTGTCTTCAGCTGTGCAAGGCCCAAGAACCGCATCTCAGCTGTACGCTCGAGAGCCATTTTTGAATCGTGCTTGGTGAATATTTTGTCGTACTGAGATGGGATCATCTCGTACTTGCCCTCAATCCCCCGGAGTCCCGGAAGGAGGAGGTCTTTAATGGCAGAGAGATTAACAGCCATTGGTCCTTACTCCTTATTAGACGCCTTGGAAGTTGCGAGTTACAACGTTGTTGAACATCACGATAGCATAGTCATATGCTTGGCTGTTCACCAGCGTGCCTTGCGCACCGGGCGGGTTGTTAACGATGCCAACGATTTTGAACGGAGCGTTCGCAATGTAGCTGGTTGTGTTTAGGGTCGTTGTATCAAGGTAAGCCGTTGACAAGCCATTGGCCGTGTTGCCTGTGCTGTTTGTGCCAGCATTAGGCGAACCAATGTTCTGATAAGCAAAGCCAATTGTTCCATTGACATCGGTAAGTGCAAGACCCGTGCTGTCGGACTGAGCAACGAACTTAGCGTTTGGATCGTTGACAATGTAACCTTCAACGGTCTGCGTTGAAGCAACGTCACTGCCTACCCAAAAATTCGCCCAAACAGTTCTTTTCTGAGAAACTGAAAGGTATTTGCAGCCAACGAAGATGCCAGCAATGCCGAGCGTGCCGGGCGTAGCACCGGTAGCAGCAGACTGAGCGACAGAGCCATCGGCCTGCCACGTTACTGGGTCACCAAAAAAGATATTTGTAGCATTGTAGTCGATCAGAACGGAGATTTGCTCATAGGTAGGAGCAGAACCGTTGCCCTGATACTGACGAAAACCGAAAGGCGCTTGAACGTTGCTCGCCATAACGGAATCTCCTTATGCAGGAGGCTCTGTCATCGCGCACCGGGGCGACTATAGAACCGGGGAAAGTTTAAGCCCTCACGCCGGGGAGGGGATTTTTAACAATAACACGCCCGGAATTCTCTTGCAATAAGTTCCGGGCGCGTAATGCATTACTCGTTTGGAACAGGCATCGGAGCGTAGCCTTTTTTGATGTTAGGCCGCGCTTGAGGATGGTCTCTCGTCATCGTTCCTTCTGGTGCCCCGGCAAGCTGAGCCTCTTTGGCGCGCACTTGCAACTTGGCCTTACGAACGTCTTCTCTTTTGCGCTCATCAATGATCTCTGACGGGCACTCCATCAGAATCATTCCTTTACGAGTTATGGTCTCGTGGTTGCCGTTGAGCGGCATCATTTCAGGGTGACGAGACGCTGGCACGGGCGTCCAACCACTTCTAGCCAACGCCACTTGGTACGCCGGATCTTCGGCACCATACACAGTGCTTCTTTTCCATTCGTACGTCCAGCCGTCCGGTATTGAATACTGATCGACATAAAAGTCGTTGGTGCCCTCGTCCTCAGTGTTTACGAGGTGGCCGCGTAACTCGGCGGCGCGCTTTGCGGCGCGTGCCTTAGGATCATCTTCTCGCACAGGTTTTTTAACTACTGTTTTATTATCTTCCATAACTCTCTCCATCAATTACCAATTTTGCCTTCACGCTGAAGCGCCACGAAGTTCTTGGCGTATTCAGAGTCGGTCATGCCAAACATGCGGGCATGCTCCGCCTGTTCTCGAGTTAGGCGCACCACATTGGGGCGCTGGTTGCTGCGGGACACCGGGGCTGGTGGAGGTTGAGGCGTGCGACGAGGCGCTGATGCTGATGACAATGGACTACCTCCGGTAGCTTCGTGATGTGTTGACTCCGCACGGGTCAGTCCCATGCGCTGTTCTACGTAACTGAAATACTCGTCGCTGTCCGGAGCAATGCCATCGTCAACGGCGTCCTCATGGGCCCTGAACATCCTGCGGACCATTCGCTCATCGCGAATTTCGTTACGATGTGATTGCAACCATTGAGCAGACTTTGGCGAAACCGCCGCCGCTAACTGATCGACTAAGTCGCCCTGAGGAGGCGAAACAGGCACTATTGGCTGTTTCTCGGCCTTTTTAGCCTGCTTTAGCTGATCCTTCATGGCCTTCTTACCTTTTTTAAGGTCTGAAAGCTGGTTGGCGTTCGTAGCTATCGCTGACTGTATCTCGGCGGCCTTTGAATGGTCGCCAACGTTCATGGCTTCGACGTATGCGGCCTCAAGAGCTTTCGCCCGGCCTTTTACCGTCTCAATGGCGTTCACCACGAGCTGGTAGTTGGCGTCACTTGTCTCTACCTTGGCCTTTTTAGCCTGTTCACTAGCCTTTTGGGCCATTTTCTCGGCTTCAGCTCTAGCGCGCTTTTCGGCCTCAAGTCGTTGACGAAGCTCTTTGATGCCTTCGTCTGGCGTGATATCGGGAGCGGCCTCGTCCGGTTTTTCTACGGCTTTGTCGTCCACTACTTCCACTTGAACGTCGTCTTTACTAGCTTTTGGCTCTTCTAGTACGACGTCAACGTGATCTTCTTGATCAGACATTACTCTCTCCATCACCACATGCGATCAGGCGTGTCCACCCGAGCCTTTACTTGTACGTCCGATAACATTCGGCACAACACTCCATTAACGGTGACGTTCCAACCGTCAGACGGTCTGAACACTAGCCAGTCACCATGATTAATAGCTACGCCATTAAACCACTCGTCGCTCTCGACGCTAAAAGCCTTTGGCCCAGTAGCCAGCAACAAGCCGATTTTTGACTGAAAACGGTCTTCGTCGCGGTATTTGTCCGACAGGTAAAGGCCGCTTTTGGTCTTCTCAGGCCTGACGTACACCGCCACCAGCGCCTGATTATTAAACATTTCGACGTTCGACAAATCGCCAACAGCGTCTAAAATCTTCTGTCGGGGGTCTACGTCGTGCTCCATCTCTAACTGTTTCATATACCTTCCTCACATTTTACGATTACATATCGAATTGGCCTCGTCCATGTAGTCCAGGGCCGTTCTGAGACCAGCTATCTTCCCAACCGACAGCTTGTACTCTTCGATGGTGGTCACTGCCCCGTGGGACAGCGCCTCTTTTAGTCGTTCTATCTCTTCCTCGAGAAGCGTTTTAAGCTCATGCTCGAACAAGTGACTTCTAGTAAAAGTTACCACGTTTATCCTCCATTAGCTACAAAGTAAACGGGACGCCGGGGGAGGAAGGGGGAACCGGCATCCCGTCACTTCGCAAGTCGATGTCTTACCTGCGAACTTTTCCGCCATGCTTACGAGCAGGAGCGTCTTTGTGCAGTTTAGCTATGTCTTCTTTCTGTAGACGGCCCTCACCGCTGCCAGCGCCTGCTTCCATGTCTTTGTATGACGAAGCGTGCTTGGTGATGCGACCACCGGCTTTTTTGTTCGGAGCGCCAAGGCCCGCCATCTGCGCCGCTGGCAATCCTGCGAGCATCGCTGGAGGTGGAGCGCCCGCAGCGCCAAGGTTAGCGCTAGGAGCGGCTGGTGCAGCACCCGGCAATGGATTTAACATCCCTGAGCCCATTGGTCCTGTCTTTGGCCCGGTGTAAATGTTGACATTGACGTCTTTGTCAACGGTCTGACCACCGGTTGCGCGACCCATGCGCTTCAGCGTCTCCGCGAGACGAGCGCGTTTGCCAAGCTTACCGCCTTTTTCGGCTGCAGCATGCAGCTTTTTGGCAGGTATCTTTTCGCCTTCTGGCACATGCAATGACTTGTGAAGAGCGCCAGGATGTTTAATGGCTTTTTGGATCCACTTTGCACCGCCCTCTTTTTTGCCGGTCAGGCAATTGGACTTAACCATCTTGCGAACAAGGGCCTTATCCTCTGCAACGTCTGGATGCTCAGCTTTGCCACCGTGCTTGCGGCCTGTCATGCGGTCAAGACGGTCCGTGTCGCTCTTCATCTTGCGATAGTCAACGACGACATTGGACTTTGGATCCGGCATTGCCTCTTGCTGCTTCTGGCCCTCGGACTTTGTGCCCGTAGCCTTAGCAAGCCAGCTGCCGCCTTCTGCGTAATGCTTGCCGCCGTGCTTGTAATGTTCAGCCTTAGCACGAACTGGCTTAATAGGATTTGTGCCAGCGTCTGGCGGCATTACACCGTCTTTGCACTTAGCTGTGCCGCCGTGCTTCAAAGCGCCAACGTGTTTGATTCCTTCACGGCTCTCATTGGCCTTTTTCATATTCTTATTGGCCATGCTGGTGCCGAAATTGGCTGCACCGCCCGACTTACGACCGGGGCGGTCTGTGCGCTTCATCGACTCGCCGCCTTCACATTTGACGACTTTGCCACCTTTCTTGTAAGCTCTTGGCGAAATAGGGCGCAAACCGGTTTTAGCTTCTGCATTGAGCAGCGGTTGCGGGCGCCATGAACTGGCGTCTACTCTTTGAGCCGATGGCCCAGCTAGTCTTTCAGCTTTAGCTTTATTGGCGGCGCGATGGCGCTTAGCTATGTGATACATGTTCGAGGATCCTCGGTTAGCAGGCGTCCCTGCAGTCGCTGAAAGGGGTTCGCTGCGCGACTAACAGCGAACATAAGAATAACACAGCCCGCGTTTGCACGATAGATGTATAGGTAGGGGCGGTAGGGGCAGTAGGCCGGTAGGGGC